CACCATCAAAAGATACGCTGATAGGAATCTTAGACTTTTCTTTAACATAACGAGATTTCTCCACATTGATAATAAAATTGTAACCAGTAATTTCTGTTCCAGTTTTTTCTTGTTGACGACCAAGAATGTAAATATTATCAGCAGAGTAATAAGAACCTGTACCACCACCAACGATATCTTTAGGGAACATACCAATCTCTTTGTAAGTATGATTCACAACAATCAATGAAATATCTTTTAGATTTAAGTGTGGTGTGACCATGCGGAACAAACTCTTAACTTGTTTAGCACGGCTCATATCTGCAACCGATTTGCCCTCAAGAGCATCTTCAACTTCTTTCTTTGATGCCAGATTGCCAATAGAATCAAGGATAATAATCAGTTTATCACCACGATTCACTTCTTGAAGTTGTTGCATGATATCAAACTTCAACTGTTCAATGTCAGTCAATGGAGTATGCAACACTCTGTCCATGTCAATTTCAAATGTTTCAAAGTATTTGATAGGTGTACCAAACTCTGAATCATAGAATAAAAGAACGGCATCTTTGTATTTGTCCATATACGCTTTAGCCATTAATAAACTAAATGCCGTTTTAAAATGTTTAGATGGCCCAGCCCACATTGTTAGGCCTGGAATAATACCGCCATCTAATTTACCACTCAATGCCACATTAATCATTGGCACATTGGTTGGTACCATATCTTTGTCTGTAAAGAATTTAGATTTGGATAGAATTGCACTATCTTTAATCGTTGAATTCTTTTTAATCTTTTCAAGTAAACTCATATTAAAACTGACCTCCATCAAGTGTCGTAATTTTGGATTTGGGTATCACTTCATGCATTTCGCCATCTACATAAAAGGATTCTAATGTATTTGAGGCTGTGTTGTCAACCTTTTTTTTCTTCTTTGCCTTTTTCATAGGAATAATATCACCATCTTGTTCTTGTCTTATTCGTTTATAAGTTTGATTTGCGGCAATTAATAACAGAATGGCAAGTGGATCAAAGACAATGATAATAGTAAAGATAACTAACCTTACAGCTTTATCTATGAAACTAGGATCATCTTTGTTATAGAATATTTCGGCGATGTATTTAATTGGCCCAATCTCTGCCGTCAACTTGTTTTCTTCTTTCATTAACGGCAACTTTTCTTTTGATAAACGATTCAATTCATTTTGTGTGGTTTGAATTTCTTTGTCAATCTTATTGGTTGCTGTTGCTGGGTCACCTGCTCGTTTCAAAAGATATTCTAATTTATCACGAGCAATCTTCTCTTGTGTTTCTATGGTCTTTAATTGAACTGTATTAGCACCAACAACCACATTTGATTCAATGTGAGCTCGTGATAGATAACCAAAGATACCCATGCTGGTAATCAACATCAAAAGAATAATTGCAATTGAAAAATAATATTTCATCAGGCGATTTGTTTCTGCCCAATTATTATATAACCAAGATACTGTTACTAGCTTTGCAACCTCAAGGATTGAACCCATCAGTATAATTGGCCAGAAAGAACCAGGAAATATCTGTGCAAGACCTATTACAGAATAGAAAGCTGCGATTGCTGATAGAGCAATTGCGGTTAGAAAAGGTAATAGGGCTTGTAACATTATGGGTTTGATTTTGAATGTGGTACATCAAATACAAAGGTTATTCTTGTGCAATCACCAATATTCTCTGTACCATGTAGTAATTTGTTATTGAACCATAGTAGAGTACCTGGTTCGACTATCACTTCTTCCTGACCAACCATATATTTATACTTTCCCTGTATTGACAGATGGTACCTATCCTTTGAAATATAATATGAACCTTCATCTATATGACGACCAACTTGACCACCAACTTCCAATGATAGAAATCCACAGCGTTTAAAGTCTTTGAAGTGTCTTTTAAGAAAACGAATTATCTCTGTGTGTCGATGAAACGCAGGAGTTGGAATACAAATCTCACTATCACCAACAAAGTCTTTTACATCTGTTACACCACCAATCACCAACTGTAATACACCAGCAGGCAAGTCAGCGAAGCCACGGTCAACCAATGATTGAACACCATCTAATCCTTTTTGATGTTCCCAATCTTCAGGATATTGTTTCAATTGATTCAGTATCTTTGAAACATTGATGCCTGTTTTGATGACACGAATATTATCCAAAGAAATCCTCCAAACTAGATTCTTTGTTTTTGGTTTTTTTAAATCTATTCAATTCCATATTTTGTTCATGTTTTTTTGTAGAAATAAAAATTCTATCTTTTATGTTTGAATAAGGCAACAATAATGATTTGCCATATGTTGGATATTTCATAGTTCTAAAAGGAATAGTTAATCTTGATGCTTTTTCATAACTATGATAAATTTGAGCAACGTGTTCTCTGTAAAAATAACAACGAGGGTGTGTGTCAACATCAAAAACTATTTCTTTACCAAATAAAGTGTTGTTAATTAGTGGTCCTCTTTTTGATTTAATTTTAAAATGAGTTTCTTCAATGAAAAAGTTTTGAAATAATTCTTTATCATATCTAAACCATTCACCACGAGTATGAATATGATTGAATTGATTGTGGCATTTTTTTTCTAAATTAAATGCATCTTCAACCGATTCACATTTAATGTAATGCAAAACAATTAATTCGTTAGGATTTCCAGTTTGCAAACCAGATATCCTTTCATCTATATCGTTTGCTTTCCCAATTTTTATTGCGTTAGATGTTTCATCTAATATGAAATAAACATAACTCATAATATATTTTATCCAAAAAAATCTTCCAATGAACTACTCTTTTCGGTTGACCAATTCATGCAATCTAAAATCACTTTGATTGGCTCAAGAAATGCCTTTTCAAACTGTGTATCATAATCAATATATTCTTGTATGCCAAATTCTTTTGGCAATCGAACTGGATATGATATGACCATATCTTTGAATGGGTTTGGTTGTTTCAAGTAAGTAAACTTTAACTTCTCACCATCTTGAATCAATGGGTATTGTTTTGTTAGACCTAATTCTTTTAGATAGTGATTGTATAGAATAGCACCTTTCACATGAATTGGTGTACCTTTCTTATACATGGTAACCTTATCAGAATATTCTTTTAGACCATTCAGGCCACGAGGAAAAGATATTTCTTCTGGTGGTAAAGTCTTAAACCTTATTCTAAAGTCCTCAATAAATTTATGCACATCATCTTCAGTACCAGTCATCATAATCTTAATAGATTCTTTCATCATTTCACGGATAGAAGATGGTGTAGATGACTTAATCATTTCAAGACCCATGACCTTCATCTGTGGTTCATTATACTGAACACCTTCGTTATTATATACATTGAGAATATATCGTTTCTTGGCAGTCCAGATACCTTTATCTGCCAAAGATTCTCGTTTCATTTGCATTTTCTGAGCATACGCATTAACATAAGTTGCAAGTTGATTGTATGATTCATCAATATACGGCTGTATTTTATCTTCACAGACCTTGTCCATGATGGTGATGATTTCTTCAGTTGTTTTACTCTTACCTGCAACAATCTTTTCCATAAGCTCTCCAAGACGGAGATAAATGGAGTCAGTATCACTCGCAATAACATAATCTTCATTTGATGTTCCCAATAATTTGTTCATGTAGGCATTAATCTTGTTTTCTATCCAACGAATTGATAGTTGACCAGCCAAAGTAACTGCAAGAGCCATACGCAAATCATAAAAACGGAAGTATTGTGAACCCAATGCACCGTAAGCGGAGTTTAGCGAAACCTTTTTAGCAAGTTGTAGATTATTAAACTTTGCTATGTTCTTTTCAATCTCATACTTCTTCTTTAGGTCAGGTTCATTTTCATATTCTTGTTTTGCCTTCAACATCAATTTCTTAAACTTCTTTCTATCTTCATACATATCTTCCATCATTTGAGGCAGAAAGCCTTTCTTATCTGTTCGGAAGAATTGACCATTTGGTGTGATAGTAACACCTTTCAGTTTTGATAGGTCAATTTCTTTATTCAGTAACTTCTCAACTGATACACCACGAGAAATGATATCACGCATCTCTGGAGTATAATCAGCCACTTCAATCAGATTCTCTGGTGAAATACAATACTGCATCATTAAATGTGGATACAAAGAGTTCAAATCAAATGATGCCACCCACTTATGCATACCAACTTGTGGGTCTTTGACATAAGCACCTTCAAATGCCGATGTTTTACTTTGCACAACTTTTGGCGGAACAACAATGCCTTTCTCCAGTAGATACGCATATGTCATTGAATCCCACATACGAGTTTGTGCAAAGATATCTTCGTAGTTTGTTTTCGTATCATAAGCCAAAGTCATACCAAGTTCAATCAGCTTTAACTTTTCTTCCATACGCACAATGAGTTCAACGTCTTTGATATTATACTCAATAAACTTTTGATAGTTTAAACGATATAAAGCATGGAGATTATCATACTCATCAAACGATAGTTTGCTGTCGCCAAGTTCTACATTGGCGATGTTGTCTAGTTTATATGAATCTTGTGATTTACCTGCAGGAGCATACCATCTGTATAGTTCAATGTAATCAAGAAATGATACACCAACAAATTCATATGCAATCAATTCACGACCATTGATTACTGTCTTGCGTTCACTCAACATATTCCATGGTGATAACTTCTTTGTGTCATCTTCACCAAGAATCTTATTGAAACGATTTACAAGATAAGGTATATCAAAGAACTTAATGTTCCAACCAGAAAGAACATCTGGTGTGTTTTCTTGCCAGTAGGCTAGAAACTTTTTACATAAATCGGTCTCATCCTGGCAACGAATGTATTTTTCTTCACCTTTGGTTTCATATTCACCACAACCAAAGACAACAGTATCACCACCAAGATATTTGATACACACGGCAGTAATCTGTTCGTTTGCTTGATATGGGTCAGGAAATCCATTCTCTGAACCAACCTCAATATCAATGATAGCAATAGATATATCTTCTATGTTCCAATCAACCATGCCTTGATGGTTGTCAGCAATAAAGGCATATTCATACCTTGTTTGACCATAGATTTTGAAATTAGAAACTTCATCGTAACGCTTTACGAAATCACGAGCCTCACGAATAGAATCAAACTTCATTGGCTCAAGATGTTCACCTGTGAGAGTTTTGAACTTGGTAGGTTTCTTACTTGGCAAAAACAAAGTAGGCGAGTATGGTATCTTACCTTTTACTCGCCTGCCATCTTTAATGCCACGATAGAGAATGTTGTTGCCTACACTTGCAACATTTGTATAATAACTAGTCATTCATACATTCTATCATACTTTTGGAATTATGGAGGCAATTGTGATGCCACTACCAAAGATTTGGTTATATTGATTTTCTAATTCAACAACTGGTGTAGATGTGACCAGAATATCATCTTTTTTAATTTTGAAACCCTCTTTGAACTCTGTTGCATATTCTAAGAATGGTGCAAATGCAATACTGCCAGGATCATTTTGAGCTCGAGGTGGAACTTGGACAACTTGAACGGGTTCTTTAATGGTAACTTCGGTTAATTCTTCTGTTACTTTACCCATAATGGTATGATTAGTCTTGAGTGTAAGGAGTTTTATCGTCATAATATTTAATGTTTACCACGGAATTAATTGGTTGGTTATTGGCAAATTCGGTAGCTTCTTTGAGAGAAGGAAATTCTTTTGCAGCCACAGCTGCATTACCATTGATACAAAAATATACCCTATACATTTATTGGCTCACTTGGATGAAATACTGCTAGTGTAACCCAGCGTTTAGGAAATAACATTTCACGACCACGATAGTCATTCATGTCAGCGGTTGGGTCTTGAACAAGACCAACGAGCTCAACCATATTGTCGAACTCACGGAGAAACAAGTCATACTTGTCGGCACGTGGCAATTTATTATCAATTGCCAATTTCTTTGCTATTTCACGGATGTTCATTTTGTTACCTTATTTAATTCAGATTGATAAGTTCTTTGTCTTAACTCGGAAGAACTAAACCGATGGGTGCGAGAATTGTAGTATGTTTTAATACCACGATTATCACAGATATCACGACCTGTCAAATGTTTTTCTTTATATTCTTCACCACAAATACGCATGGTGATAGGTAAGAACATTAACATATCTTCAAGGTCTTTTTCAGTATCATAAACAATAATTTCATCTACGAACTTCACAGCTGATAGTTGAACATATCTTTCTACAATAGACTGAACTGGTTTATTTTTTACATCAGGTCGGTCAATTGTTGGGTCTGTTTGCAAACCAACAATTAGATAATCACAAATCTGTTTACATTCAGCCAACATTAGAATGTGGCCTGCGTGTAACAAATCAAATGTTGAACAGGTAAAAGCTACTGGTCTACCAACCATTTCATCAGGCAATACTAACATATCATAGTCCTTGTTTCAATCTTAAAATTAATGCTTCAATCTCAGCTCTCAATTGAGTATGAGAATTTGGCAACCAACACTTAACATGATTTAAGAACCGGATTAATTCCCGGTTATCCATATCAATCTGTATCATTTATACTTATGTTCTTAATAAAGATTTTTCCATCTTTTTCTTC